TGGTGGTGGTAATGGTGGTACTGCAACTACAGGCGGAGCAGGAAATACTCCACCAGTTAGTCCACCTCAGGGTAATCCAGGAGGTTCTAACCCACCTCAACCAAATTTTAATGCAGGCACAGGAGGTGGAGGTGCTACTGGTGCAGGTGCTGCACCACCAGCTCCAGGAACTCCGGGAAGCGTAGGTGGCACTGGTGGTAATGGCGCAGATGTGTCTCCAGATTTTCCAGCTCCTTTAGGAGGCAGTCCAGCAGGATTTTATGCAGGTGGTGGAGGCGGTGGTGGTAATGACGATGGCCCAGGAAATTCATCTGCTACACCAAGTGCTCCAGGTGGTGGTGGAACAGGTGGTGGTGGCCCTGGTGGTGTTACTGGTGGAAGCGGAACAGCTAATACTGGCGGTGGTGGAGGTGGAGCTCCAACAAATGGTGGTCCAGGAAGTGGAGCAGGAGGAAGTGGAATAGTTATTATAAAATATAAATTTCAAAACTAGGTAAATTATGAGCACAATAAAAGTAAATACAATAACAACAAGAAGTGGTTGCACAATGACACTTGGAGAAAGTGGAAAAACAGTTGCTCTTGCAACTGGAGCATCACAAACAGGCTTTGGTAGAGAGGGGTCTGTAGATTGGCAAACAGGTTCAATTAAGACTTCAACATTTACGGCAGCTAATGGTGAGGGGTATTTTGTAGACACATCAGGTGGAGCAGTGACTGTAAATTTACCAGCAGGCTCAGCAGGTGCAATAGTTGCATTCGCAGATTACACAAGAACTTTTGGAAGTAATAATTTAACAATATCACCAAATGGATCTAATAAAATTGGTGGTGTTAATGCAAATGCGACTTTAAGTGTAAATGGTCAATCAGCAACTTTTGTTTTTGTTGATGCAACAGAAGGTTGGATTAATGTTCAAGAAACTCAAACATCACAAACAGGAGCAGCTTTTATAACAGCCACGGGTGGAACAGTAACAGAATCTGGAGATTTTAAAATTCATACTTTTACAGGCCCTGGAACTTTTTCTGTAAGTGGAATATCAAGCACACCAGCACTAAATACAGTAGGTTATATGGTAGTAGCCGGTGGTGGTAGTGGTGGTGCTTGTTGCGCTGCAGGTGGTGGTGGAGGTGGTGGTCTTAGAGAGGGTAGAAATGTTCCTATAGATAATTTTACAGCATCGCCTTTGGTTGCGAATGCACCAACAAATGCAATAACAGTTACAGCTACAAATTTTCCAATTACAGTTGGAGGTGGAGGAGCTTCAGTAGGACCTGCTTCTGGTCGTATAATGGGAAATAGAGGAAATTCTTCAACTTTTAGTTCAATAACATCTACAGGAGGTGGAGGTGGTTATGGTGGTCCCGATCTTTCACCTGCCCCTGGTGGATCTGGTGGAGGCGCTTCTCACGGTGTATGTAGTAGTGGAGTAGGCGCAGGAAACACTCCCCCTGTAAGTCCACCACAAGGAAATGATGGAGGTGCTGCCTCTTCTTCTAGTCCTTCTACTACCGATGATGGTGGTGGCGGAGGTGGTGGATCCGGTGGAGTAGGAGTTGGTGGACCAGGCTCAAGCCCTGTAATCGGTCAAGGTGGACCAGGTGTGTCTTCTCAAATATCAGGATCAGCCGTTGTAAGAGCAGGTGGAGGTAGTGCTGGAATGAGAAATGCACCAGCTAGTCAACCTAATGTTCCAGTCCCAGCAGCACCCGGAGGTGGTGGAACTGGTGGTGGTTCTCCTGGTTATCCAAGACCCGCAGCTGACGCTTCAGCTGGTAATGGAACAGCTAACACTGGTGGTGGTGGTGGCGGTGGAGCTAGAGCAACACCAGCTGGAGGACCAACAGCTTTAGGAGCAAGTGGAGCTGGAGGCTCAGGAATAGTAATAATAAGGTATAAATTTCAGTAGTTGAATGGTAATTAAAATTAATATATAAGGAGAAACATTATGGCACATTTTGCAAAACTAGGAGCTAATGGAAAGGTTATTCAAGTGTTAACACTTGATAACAAAGACATGAAAAATGCTGATGGTGTTGAGGATGAATCAGTAGGTCAACAATATTTAGAAACACACAATAACTGGCCTGCACAGATGTGGATTCAAACTTCTTACAATACATCAGTTAATAAACACTCATCAGGTGACGATTCAAAAGCATTTAGAGGAAACTACGCAGGTATAGGTTATATCTGGGACGAAGATAATAATATCTTCTGGCCTAAAAAACCATATGCCTCTTGGGTAAAAAATACAACTGATGCTAGATGGCAATCACCGATCGGTGATGCTCCTGCTTTAACAGAAGAAGAAGCGGCAGCAAACAAAATATATTCTTGGAATGAAGATAATCAATCCTGGGACTTGACAGACGATTAAGCATAAATTAAAAAGGTATGTGGTATGCAAAAGAAAGTATTATCTGAAATAGCATTGTATCATAGTGATGTGGCAATGCCCAAAGATTGGGACATTGATCGAGACAAATTACAACAAGACATCCTACAATCAATAGTTCAAAACAAAGAATTTCCATTCTCTCGAACATTCGACATGTTAAATACTTACATAAGAGAGCATATAAACCTAGATTATAATTTTACTTTGATTAACAAAAAAACATGGGGCAATATGTATAAGCCTCAAGAGACTACAATTCCTCTATTAAATATAGATCCTGTGGATTTGCGGAACTCCCCAGATTATACACTTTTGTATGGTGTAAATGTAAAAGATTGTATGGTTCGAATACATTATGAAGATAACAGACGCAAAGGTAGAAGTTGGGATATACCTCTTACAAATAACAAATTTGTAATGTTTCCATCAACTTGTATGTATTACTTAACCAATAATCAAAAGGATAGTTTAAATTTTGTACAAACAATAACGTATGAATATATCTAATTATTATTGGTATTTTAGTGGTGTATTAACACCGAGATTCTGTGATGAAGTTATACAATATGCATTGCAACAGAAAGAAATAATGGCCAGAACTGGTGGCTATGGTGATAGAAAATTAAAAGAAGATGAAGTTAAAAATATGCAGCGTAAAAGAAAATCTGATCTTGTATGGCTTAATGATACCTGGATATACAAAGAATTACACCCATATGTGCACGAAGCTAATAAAAATGCAGGTTGGAATTTTGATTGGGATTTTTCTGAGTCTTGTCAATTTACAAAATACAAACTAAATCAATACTATGATTGGCATTGTGATAGCTGGGATAAACCTTATGATAAACCAAATAGTCCTAATGAACATGGTAAGATTAGAAAATTATCCATGACCTGTCAGTTGACAGATGGTTCAGAATATAAAGGTGGTGAATTAGAATTTGATTTTAGAGATTATGATCCACACATGAGAGACGAATCAAAACATAGAATACAATGTAAAGAGATTTTACCAAAAGGATCTATTATTGTGTTTCCTAGTTTTGTGTGGCATAGAGTTAAACCAGTAACATCAGGCACAAGATATAGTCTTGTGGTATGGCATTTAGGGAGGCCTTTTAGATAATGCATATAAATACATATTTTCCAACTGTAATATGGAGTGAGGATAAACCAGAGTTTGTAAAGTCTTTAAACAAAGCGAGTAATAAATATATTAGTGATGCTCGTAAGAGAGAAAAGGCGTACATAAAAGAACACGGTGATTTTGGAAGATCCTATCACTCGACACCACTTACAAATGATAATGATTTTTTAGATTTTAGAAATTACATTGGTCAAAAATCCTGGGAGTATTTAGATCATCAGGGTTATGACATGTCACAATACACAACCATGTTTTCTGAATTATGGGTACAGGAGTTTGCAAAGAAAGGTGGTGGCCATCATTCTGCACATATACATTGGAACCAACACGTATCGGGTTTTTATTTTTTAAAATGTAGTGATAAAACTTCTTATCCTGTATTTCACGAACCAAGAACCGGGGCAAGAACAACTAAATTAAAAATGAAACCAAATATAAAAGGTGTGTGGCCAGGTCACGAACAATTTCATATTAAACCTAAACCAGGAACATTGATTATATTTCCAGGGTACTTGGAACACGAGTATGCTGTTGATCATGGTATAGAACCATTTAGATTTATACATTGGAATATACAGGCAGTGCCGAAAGAGATGGCCAAGGATGTTTAAAAAAAATAAATACACAGTGATTAGAAAAGCTATATCAGAAGATCTAGCAAGTTTTATTGCAAATTATTTTTTAATGCAGAAACAGGTTTATGACACCTGTCGTCAAGCCAGATACCTTTCACCTTTTGAGAATATAATAGGTCACTATGAAAATAGAAACGAACAGATACCAGACACATATTCTCAATATGCTAATATGGCAATGGAGACTTTATTACTTAAATGTCAACCAGGTATGGAAAAAGCTACAGGTTTAAAATTGTATCCGGCATATACTTATGCACGAATTTATAAAAAAGGTGATGAACTTAAAAGACACAAGGATAGATTCTCCTGTGAGATATCTACAACCATGAATCTTGGTGGTGATGATTGGCCTATATATCTAAGTCCAAATGAAAATGTAGGTGCACCAGATGGTAAGAATATTACAGCAGCTAGCAAAGCAAAAGGAGTTAGGGTAGATCTAAAACCTGGAGATATGTTGGTTTACAGAGGCGTAGAGCTAGAACATTGGAGAGAAAAATTTAAAGGTAGAGAATGCGTACAGGTTTTTTTGCATTATAACAATCGTAAGACTCCAGGAGCAAAGGATAATATGTTTGACAAGCGTCCACATTTAGGTCTTCCTTCCTGGTTCAAACGATGATATAATTCTTAGATGGAGACAGGGCACCACCACATACCCCCTGTCTCCTTTTAAGGATTATATTTATGTATTTTGGAGGAACACCCTTTTCGGCATCGCCTTTTGCGGACCCAGGTTTTAACCCTAACGCTTTTGTTAATGTTACTGGTTCTAGAATAAATGAATCTACGGGAACAGTTACATTAGTTGGTAAAGCTAATTTTGCAGTAACCGGCAGTAGAGTAAATTTCTCAATAGGTAACACATCTATCATAGAGGGTGTTGGTGTCATAGTTACACCTGATGGATCTAGAGTAAATATCACTACTGGAGATCCAACTATCGTAGCTAAAGCCGTAACTGCAATTACGGGAAGTAGAGTAAATCTAAATACAGGCACACCTACTTTTGCTTTTAAATATCCTGTAACTGGAAGTAGAGTAAATCTTAACACCGGATCACCAACTATAATAGGAAAAGCAACTGTTGAACCTGATGGATCTAGAGCTAATTTAAACACAGGTGATGTAACAATATCTGCAGATGCAACGGTATCTGTAACAGGTAGTAGACTAAATCTAGCAATAGGTAATGCTACAACAAAAGCAAATGCAACAGTATCTGTAACAGGAAACAGAACAAACCTATCTTCTGGCACAGTAACAATAACTGCAGATGCAACTGTTTTAGTCACGGGTAACAGATTAAATTTAGACACATCAAGTGTTTTAATTAGAAAATGGGATGGTATAGTACCAGGAGTTTCAATGACTTGGGATACTACAAGCTTCCCAACAGCGAGGTAATAAATGTATTTTGGAGGATCGTCGTTTTCAGCAGCACCATTTGGAAGTTCTGGTGGTGTTAGTATTAGAGCTGTTGTAACGGGTAGCAGAGTTAATATAAATACAGGATCATTAATTATAACTGGAAAGGCTCTTATTACCCCTTCAGGAGTTAGAATAAACGCAACAATTGGTAATGTTACAACTAGAGTAGACCAGCAAGTATCTGTGACAGGTAACAGAATAAACCTTGCAACAGGCACGGTAGATGTGATATCATGGAACCCGATACCTCCAGGGGTATCACAAACATGGGTTGAAATTGACCCATTAAATCCGTAGGAGAAATATGGCATCAAGTACGTCAAGTGATTTAAAATTAGAATTAATAACAACAGGTGAAAAATCAGGTACCTGGGGTACAATTACAAATACAAACTTACAGATATTAGAACAAGCTGCTAGTGGATACATTTCTGTTGACGTTGCATCTAGTGATGTGGCTTTAGCTTTATCTAATCATGCTGTATCAAATGGTAAAAATTTATACTTTAAACTTACAGGGACTTTATCTGCAGATAGAACAGTCACAATGCCAGACTCTGCGGAGAGGGTTTTTATTGTCGAGGACGCAACTACTAGAGGATCTAATAATCGTACTCTGACAGTTAAGACTGTTTCTGGAACTGGTGTGGCCATACCTGTTGGATCAAAATGTTTAGTATATTCAGATGGCACAAATATAAATCTAGGTATAAGAGAAAAAGGATATTACACAGTTCCTGGAGCTTACACAGCTGTTGAAGGTGATCAATTATTAATTGATACATCTGGAAGTGGTATAGGATCAGCTGTAACAGTAACTTTACCAGCATCACCAAGCGTAGGATCAGAAGTGACTTTTATTGACAGTGGTGCTAACTTTGCATCAAACAATCTAACCATAGGCAGAAACGGTTCTAATATTTTAGGTGCAGCCTCTAATCTAACAGTATCAACAAATGGCTCCGCCTTTACTCTAGTATTTGTTAATGCAACAAGAGGTTGGGCTTACAAAGATAACATATAGGAGCACGGACCATGGCTCTAATTGAGTATCAATTCAAACCAGGAATCGACAAACAAAACACTGAAGCAGGTGCAGAGAACCGATGGGTTAACTCTGATAACGTAAGATTCAGATATGGTTTGCCAGAAAAAGTTGGTGGATGGTCTTCCTTAGTTACAGATACGATAGTCGGTGTAGCAAGAGCACAACATGCTTTTGTTGATATTGCAGGAAATAGATATGTCGCTATTGGAACAGATAAATTTTTATTATTATACTTTGAAGGTAAACTGTATGATATCACACCATTAAAAACAACTTTAACATCTGCAACGATAGCAACTACAAATGCATCACCAACTTGCACGATTACAAAATCAGGACATAATCTATCTGTTGGAGATATAGTACAATTAGATAGTGTTACACTACCTGGTGGTACAGGATTTAGTGCGTCGGATTTTGAGGATAAGAATTTTCAAGTAATAACGGTTCCAACAACAAGCACATTTACTATAACACAATCTTCAAATGCTACTGGAACAGTATCAACAGGTGGTAGTTTAAGTATCAAACCTTACGAACCTGTAGGACCAAGAGCTCAATCATATGGTTATGGTTGGGGTATTGCTGGTTGGGGTAATGGAAATTTTGGTGAAGCGGCGTCTGCATCAGATGTAACACTAGAACCTGGTTTGTGGTCACTAGATAATTTTGGACAAGTGTTAGTAGCAACAATATTAAATGGTAAAACTTTTACATGGAATGCTGGAGCTTCAACGCCCTTAGAAACTAGAGCATCTACAACTACATCTGGATTTGCAACAGGTAGTAATCCTACAGCAACAAGAGTTACTTTAATATCACCAACAACTAGACACTTACTACACTTTGGAACAGAGACAACTATTGGTGACACGACTACACAAGATGATATGTTTATAAGATTTTCTGACCAAGAAGACATAAACACATATACTCCTTCAGCTATCAACACAGCAGGAACTTTAAGATTACAAGATGGCACAAAGATTATCGGTGCACTAAAAGCAAAAGAAGTTATTCTAGTTTGGACAGATAATGCCTTATACACAATGAAATTTATAGGAGCTCCTTTTACCTTTCAACTAGAGCAAGTTGGTACTAACTGTGGATTAATTGGTCAAAATGCAGTTGTTGAGATAGATGGTGCAGCTTTTTGGTTAAGCTCCAAAGGTTTCTTTCTTTACGATGGTACAGTAAAAAGTATACCATGTACAGTTGAAGATTTTGTTTATGATAATTTTGATACAACAAAAGGACAACAAGTTGCTGCAGGATTAAATAATCTATTTACTGAAATAACATGGTATTACCCTTCATCTAGTTCTGAGTATAATGATAAATATGTTGTGTTTAATTATGGTGAATCTGCTGGTGTGCGTGGTGGTGTATGGTACACGGGAACAGAGGCAAGAACAAGCTGGATAGATTCTAATGTCTATCCTAATCCTTTCGCAACTAAATATGATTCTACTGCTGATGGGACATTTCCTGTTATTGTAGGTCAAGATGATTTAGGACAAACAACTTATTTTGAACATGAGATAGGGACTGATCAAATTAATCCAAATGGAACTACAACTACTGTTACATCATTTATAGAGTCTTTTGATATAGATCTTCAAAGCAGAGCTAAAGATGCAAAAGGTAAAGCAACGGGGCCTAAAATTGCAGGGGAGATTTTTTTAGCAATGAGAAGATTTGTTCCTGATTTTAAAACACTGCAGGGTAATGCTAAAGTCAGCTTAGATGTTAAAAGATATCCACAACAATCTTCTAGTCAAACAGCTTTGAGTCCTTTTACTATAAATTCTAGCACGGAGAAAAAAGACACAAGAGCCAGAGGCAGATTTATCAGTGTTAAAATAGAAAATGATGCATCAAGTGAATCTTGGAGATTTGGAACTTTAAGATTAGATATACAACCAGATGGAAGAAGATAATGGCAAAAATTAATATTAGAATACCAGAACCAAAAGAACAATATGATTTTTCAAATCAAAAACAAATAAATAGATCTTTGACTATTATGAAAGATCAATTAAACTCAACATTTTTAGATGAGATAAAACAGGAGCAAGAGAGATTCTCTTGGTTTATAAGTGGCTAACATATATACAAATTCAAAAACAGATCTAACAAGCACAGGAGAAACTGTTGTCTATACAAGTCCAGCAGCAGGCACAACTACGACCGCAACAACCAGTATAATTAAATCTATATTGGTATCTGAGGATTCAGGTAACGCTGACAGCATCACTCTAACGCTTACAGATACGTCGTCTAATGTGTTTAATTTGTTTAAAACAAAGGCTATTTCAGCCAATGATACGGTAGAATTGTTAACACATCCTCTTGTTATTACTGAAGGAGAGGTTATAAAGGCAACAGCAGCCACAGGAAATAGATTACATATAGTATTTTCTGTGTTACAAATAACAAGGGAGTAATATGGCATTTACAGAACCACCATCAGTTAGATACGAAATAATTAACGGTAAAAAAGTACCCGTTGTTGAGTGTGAAACTGAGGTAGTATTAAGAAATAAAAAAACAAATTATGAGTATAACTCTGACAAAGAGGCAGAGGATGATATTGCAGATCCAAATACAGATACTGTGTATGAGGATGTTACAAGATCTGTAAAAATTAAAGTGGCAGATATGCCACCATTAGGAGCAAAATCAGAGGAAGATAAATAATGGCAATCACAAACGCACAACAATTTAAACAACTTGTAAACCCACCGATGGAGGGTAAGAAAAGACCTGGATATCGTGGTTCTGATATGGCTGGAGTTGCTGGCGATGATAGAGCTGCTAATACAGGAGATAAAGACACTAGTGGAGCAGATTATGGTGGCGGTAATCAAGGTATGGATCGTTCGGGTCCAGATGATCGAGGCACAGCAGCACAAAATAGAAATCAAAGAAACGTAGTAAGAGAGGGTAGAATTAGAGAAGCAGAAAAATTAATTAATAGACCAACGATAAAAGATAGAATAAATGCTGCTCGTAATAAAAGTATAAAAAAATTTATAGATAGAAGTATAAGAAAAGATTTATATAGAAGTGGATTTGTACCAAATTCTTTCATGGGTTTTAATATACCTACGACCGCTAGCATATTAGCAGAGGGGGGATACAGTATGTTTGGACCTGATGTTGATTTGTATGACGAAGATAGCACTAGAGAAATAGCTGCACAATTATCAAAAACAGGTTCTATAAGTAAAATGCAATCAAAAGCTTTAGAAAGTTTTGCTAAAAATATTGCTAACCGAGATGAGCTATTAGATAAAGGAATGACTCAAAGTCGTTTTGAAGAATTGTATCCTGGACCAATTCCACCAAAAGACGATGGACCAGAACCAATATTACCTATCATACCAAGAACAATATCAGACATGACATCAGATGCATCAGATGAAGACACAGAAAAAGAATACGTGAGCAGAATGTTTAGATTAATGGCCGATGGTGGTAGAGTAAAATTTTTTAAAGGTGCACAGGCAGATGCTAGTGCAGGTAAAGGAGCCATGTCTCCTGGAACAGATACAGGTGGAGGATTTAGAGGTGGTGGAGATGACGGACCTAAAGGACCACCTGCTGATGTTTTAGAAAAAATAGGTGGTGGAGGTGGTGGAGGTATTACCACATTAGAATCAAAAAAAAATATACCCACAACTAATACTGACTTTATGAAATTTTCTACAAAAGATTTAATAGACATGGGATTACTTGATGATGATGAGCAAGACACTATGAAAGTAGCAGGACTTAACCAAGAACAAGTCGATTATTTAAATAAAGTGGGTAAAAAAGTTTTAGGGGTATCTCCTGAAGGAGGAGATTTTTTTAGTTATGACAGTCCAGCAAATGTAAAATCACAACTAGAAAAATTAAATCCAGAATCAGAAAGTGGAATTTTTAGTAAAGAATTTGATCCAGATGAAATTGTAGCGGGAGATCCAAACACATACGCTACTGAAAAAGATGTGCAGGATTATATAAAAAAAACTTTTCCAAATTTAAATACAGGCGGTAGAAAAGTAGGACTAGCAGACGGTGGCATTATGAATTCTGATGTTATAGGTGGTGAGTTTGATTTTGAATCTGCAAGACAGATGTATGGTCTAGGTAAACTCGTTAAGAAAGTTACAAGAACAGTCAAGAAGATTGCAAAGTCACCAATAGGTAAAGCTGCGTTAATAGGAGGTCTTGGTTATTTAGGAGCAACCAAAACAGCTTTTGGACAAGGTCTTTTAGCTGATTTTGGAAAATTAAGTAAATTAAAACAAGCTGGAATAATAGGTGGTGGTCTTTTAACAGCAGCGCCCTTCTTTATGAAACAAGAAGAGGACGATGAGGAAGAACAATACAGAGGTCCAGGTCTAGACATAGCTAATATCAGAGCTAATCCTTATACTTTTATACCTAGAAGATTTGCTGCTGAGGGTGGATCTATGAAAGAACCAGTGGCTAAAAAGACCATGCCATTGATAGATATGAATGGTAAGGAAAAAGATTATAGAGAGACGGGTGGTTTTGTGGACATGGGCAGAATGGAGAGGGCTGACGATGTGCCTGCTAGACTATCTAAAAATGAGTTTGTATTTACCGCTGATGCTGTTAGAAACGCAG